TAAAATTTTAAGTGTAAAGTTAACTTTTCGGTTCGAAAGAAGCATAATTTGATTCGGCACCGTAGTTTTTCCGTTGTTGAGTGTAGGAGAGAAAATCGGATGATCGCAGACATGTAAAAAAGGAAGAATTCAAACTTCTGAATTTTTTCGAGGTGACATCTCAAATGTCTGTGATTGTAGTCGAAAGATCTCAATTAGTTCAATTGAGATGTCGAGTTGAGACAATTGAGTTGTACAGAGAAAATTTTTCGAGGAGATTATTCAAACTACACTTTCAATCACGATAAGAAAAATATATTTAGATTTTAAAAAAAGTTCAAAGAACTTTAAAATCGACTTGTTTCGTAGTTTTTAGTATAGTTTGAATAGTTTACAGAAAATTTTACTTGGATCTAAGATTACATTTGTCATATTTTTGAATCTTTAAAACAAACCACTTGTCTTGGAGTTAATAAATATGTCGGAAAAAATTAGAAAGTCCTCGCCACCATATCATGAAGAACATTATAAATCTAAAGATAAAAAGAAACATAAAAATTGGTTTGATTTTGAGGCTGATGATAGTTGGTACTTGTATGCCTTAATTTTTGGTTGTTTTGGAATAATGATACTTGTTCTGATTCACAGAAAACTGACTAAACAAAAGGGAAAATGGGGGAAAAATCTTAAAATGAAAAATATTTATATGTATCGTAATGGTATTGAGGTGCCAGACACTAAAACAGAATCTAAGGGAGAACTTGAATGTAGAAGGTTTTTAGAAACCATATTTCAAGCTCCGTTTCCTAAGGCTCGACCAGACTTTCTTCGTAATCCAGTAACTGGTAATAATTTAGAAATTGATTGTTTTAATCCAACCTTAAGATTAGGAGTTGAATATAATGGTCAACAACATTATTCATATACATCCTTTTTTCATAAAAATGTTGAAGCTTCCACTAACCAAAAATATAGAGACGAACTTAAACGAAGAATGTGTCAAGAAAATGGAATAAATTTAATTGAAGTCCCATACACCATAAAATTAAATGATATTGGACCATTTTTACAACTCAAACTTAAGCAACTTGGCTATACTAATTAAATTTTAATGCTTTATTGAAGCATTAAAATTTCTAAACATCATATTTCTGATCGTTAATGACCTTCATTTCATCCACAAGTTCTTGTTGGGTCACTTCAGACTCTTCTAGATCTATATTATTTCCACTGAATTGAACATTTTTGGCCTTTAAAATCTCCTTAATTCTATTGTATAGAGTTTTAGAGTTTGGATTAGCCTTAAAGTCAAGAAGAATAGTCATATTGGGAAACAGCAAAGTTTGAGTCTTGATTCTACGTTCCGTGTACGCGTGTTGGGCTCTGATAGTGTAGTACTGGAAAGTTTGGTCGTCGTTTCTTTTGATGAGAACAAATCTTTCCTGTTTGTCTTCATCTACTGGAAGAGGTGCTCTATCTTCGACTGCTATCCCCAACTTACGTTGAACTTTCTTTACTTCTTTCTTGAGACCGGTATTCTGTTTTGTCAAGTTCTTTGTCTCATCTAGTAATTCTTCGTTCTGATCTTTGACTTCTTCAAGAGAGATACCAAGAGAACGCATATATTGTTCTTGTTTTTGCATTGTAAGATTCATATTAGTCTTTCTTTGAGACTCTCGATGGTTAAAGTAAAGAGTGTATTCAACATACAACTTGAGAAGTTCCTCCAAGTCAATGTAATAATCTCTTATAATATGACCATTCTTAGTTTTGAGTTGCATTATAGCCATTTTAAGATCTCTTGGTTCCATGATAAGAAACTTAGTACAAGACCGAGCACCATCATGAGGTAATAATTGAAGTTCTTGTTGTATAGTCGGATAGTGTTTTATCTCCTCGCTGTTTTGAGACAATTCATTAACTTCGATATCATTCCGTTTAAGCATTTTCAAAAATGCTCGTTTTTGTTCTCGTGTTTCACCTTCATAACCAAACCATTCAAGAACCAGCGAGGACACATGTACTCGGTGCTTTCCTATAACCACTTGCCAAAAGTAGTTAAACATGGTTTAAAACACCATCCAATTTCCTTTTCAACATTAGATATTCGATGATTGAAATGATCCCTATCGACCACAAATAACTCCCATGGACCTTTTCTATCTTCATCATCTTCGATGAAAATAATAATTGGGTGTAAGGCAAATTTAACTTTACGCATAGTATAGAACCTCTTCGGTGGTAATAAAGAGCCATTGTACCTTTCAAGAATAATAGACTTAACTACCGTTGTCATTGTACACATATTTATTTAATGTTGTAATCTAGCATAAAATTCATTTTTTGATGCCTTAAAAGGCATGAAAAAATTATGGTTCTTTATTATCATCTAGTCATCGTCGCTTAAATCCAAATCTTTATCTAAGACTTCTTCATCTGTTTCATAAGCCTTTTTTGATGGTTTAACAGGACCATTTTTTAGATTCTTTTTTTTTAACAATGGTCTAACTGGTTTTTGTGGTTCAGACAAGTCATCATCATCGGATTCAACAACTACTGGTTTGGGCTTTTTTCTGTATTTTTCTTTATCCAAATTAGCTTCTTTTTCATCCATATATGCTTCTGAATATTTAACTGCCCGTGATATTGGTTCGCCATCGGAATCTGATGTCATATCATCATCTTCAATGACAGGTTTAGGCTGTTCTTTCGGTACCACCTTTTCTATTTTTGTTGATTTTTTAGGTTCTTTTGAAACCTTGACTGGTTTTTCTTCTTGTTCGCTATCACTTCCAAATTCAGAGTCAATTTTCTCCACTTTTTTAACTTCCTTCTTTTTTGGAGTCTTGGCGCTCTTTGCTGATTTTACACTATCTTTTGGTCTATGAGCGCTGCAATATGATGCACCACCTTTTGGTTTGGTGGTGCATTGTTCTCCTACTTTTTGACCACTCAAAAAGATATGTTGACAGACATCCTTTGTTTTTGGAATTTTCTTTAATTTAACATTTTTAGTCGAATCTACGTTCAATGATTGAACTTCATCGTGAGATATATCGCCTTCTTTAACCGTGATGTTCATACCAGTCAGCTCGCGCCATTTGGCAATTGTTTCACTTGCTTCCACTTGATAAGTTTCTTCAAACCAAATTGCCAACTCGCCAATTGGTTGAGCAATAGTTTTCATAATTTCCATAATAAGGGCCATTGTATATTACGTGTTTATTTAGATATTTTTTTGAACAAGAATTCAATTTTCTGCAAGAACCATAGGTTCTTCTTGTGGTCCACAGACACAAGGCAAATTATTTATATAAGTTAATATTTCAGCCATTCAGATCCATCAATCCATTTTAAATAAATTGGATATAATGCATGGTTTTCGTTATCTTTAAAAATTATATTTAATAATTTCATGGCTGCAACATCCTTAAACAAAATGGTTTGAGACTTATCTCGTTTGTCAATTTGTTTATGGTTAAAGTTGCCTAACTCTAAAATTTCTTTTACTGTTTCTTCAAAAAATATATTTTTATCAATGCTGGGTATAATCCTTTGAGATAAATTGAGATTAATGGAACATTCCAAGTTTGAAAGAGATGGATGAGAAACATAGAATAATCTTTCAGATAGTATCTCTTTCAAACATTTATTTTTTTGGTCTCGAATCACCAAATTAGATTTAGTTGCATTAACCCTTTTGATTCGATCCAAAAGACTAACCCTTTCAGGGTTAATGGTCAGATCTAACGGTGCCAAAATTGAATAGTTCGACTTTTTGGGGATTGAAGCATCATCGCCTTCCAATTTTTTGGTCATTATTTTCATTTATTTATCTTATATATAATTATATATAATAAACACATCATGACAACTCTAGAAGAAAATATAAAGGTTGCAGTGACCATTTTTTATAGTAATTATTCTGGAAACTGTAAAGCTTTACTTCAACGAATAAATAACTCTAATTTAATGGATAAACTAAGTTTAAAATTTATAAATGTGGACAACAATATTATGAAAAGTATTATTACGAGAAAGTTTTCTGTTGTTCCTACTATAGTAGTTATGATTGAGGATGAAATTTCACTTTATACTGGTGACAATGTATTTGAATGGTTTAATATTTTTGTATCTTCTCATCAATCATCTGAACCAATCACTTCAAAAAATATTGATGAAGGAGCAAGAAAAGAACCAGTGATAACACCAAACAATTCTCTTTCGGTGGGGAATCGTATTCCTTCGGGATATGATTCTTCCTTACCTTTATCGGGCAATTTACCCGATAAAGAGTTAAAGGCTAACTCAATACCACAATCAACAGAACCGATATCCATACCTTCAAAGGGCAAAAGTATATTAGATATTGCAGCTGAAATTTCTAAAGCAAGAGAAAAATTATAAAACTTTTTAAGTTCAATTGAACTTAAAAAGTTACGATTTAAATTTGTTTGAGTATGTCCACAACCTGAGCTTTAACTTCTATTAATGGTCTATTTGCATCTACGATTTGAACATTAGATAGAGTTTTTATGGCTTCATTGTACTTTTCATTTAAAATTTCCAAGTATTCAAGTTTTAAAGACCTTTCCACCGCACGGTCTCTATTTAAAATTCTTCGATATGCAACGTCAGTATCAACCTTTAAATATATAAATAAATCTGTGGGGAATGCAATCTTATCATAAAAATTGCAATAAAGGTTGTATTCAATTTCATTAATATAACCATTTTGAACCAACATATCCGTAAAAATATTTTTAGATGACCATGGGCATCTTTCAAGTATAACTTTATCTTTCACATTTTTAAAGTTGGAATACATCTTATGAAATGAAAATAAAACTTGAAATTGAAAAGGTGCTGCATACGAAGGCATATCTTCATAAAAATTTTGTAACAATGACCATTCTTCTACTGGTTCTGGAAAACATGTATAGTCATCCTTTAATTGAGAAATTATAGATGATTTTCCGGCTCCAATAGGAGCATCAATAACTATTGTGTATACCATATTTTATTTGTATTTATTTACAGCTTAAAAAATCAATTTTAAATTTTAGTATTTATATCTCCATTTAGGGTTGATAGAAACACCAATTTTCTTAACTATGTCCCAAACAACTCTTTTTTTATGATCTTTTAAATGGTTCTCAAAAGTCACTCTTTTAATTGTGTTGTTATCGGGGTTAAATAAAACCAAAGAATCTTTTATTGTATCTATTGTTTCTTGTTCTAAAATCGTGGTTAACTCAATCTCTTCTTCTCCTATACGTTGGTAAGAAATTCTTATTTTTTCAAGCCGGAGAAGAGCCACTATAATAGGTTCTTTATTCATAGTATCTTCCACCATTTGATCTCTATTCAAGTTTTGATTTTCAGACTTTTTTACCCCAGCCTGAGGGGTGGGGTTAGATTTGCTCCATAAATTCCATCTTTTATTATATAAATTATAATAAAAGATTTATTGAATTTTTGATGGTTTAAGTTTACCTAAACTCGATAAAGTTTTGGGCATTGACGAATTGTCTTGAGGTGCTGTATATGGGGATGGGGATGGTTTAATGTCACCATTCATAGTCGTCACACCAAATGGATTAAATGATTGAGTTAAAGATAGAACTTGATCTTTAAGACTCTTTTCTTTGTCCAATTCTTGTTGAAGGTGTTGAATAACCTTTTCCTGTTTTAGTTCTTTAATTTTTATATTAAAATTGGATTCAGCCTCTTTCAGCTCCTTATTGAAACTGGCTTGTAATTGTGAATACAATGGACATTTATACTCTTCAACAACAGTTTTCAAGTTGACTTCTTTTTTAAGGTCTCCAATACGTTTAAAATCAAGAATAATATCATCTTTATCAATGTTGTAAATATGGTTAGACAACATCATATTTCCATTTATATTTTTGATTACAGGTGTATGCTTCAAATTAATCATTTCTAAAATATTTTCAAGATTATTGATATGAGGTTGAAGTTTTCCATAAATTAATTCCGATAACCATTCATAATTTTGGTCCTCGACATCATTAAATAAAATTTTGATTTTAATTAATCCTTTTTGGGTAAAATAAGGTATTCTTTTACCTTCACAAGCAAAATATTTTACCATGGTTGAATCTAAGTTTAAAACAATTGGATTGAATGTTTTTATTTTGGGTATATACTTTTCTAAGGTAGGTATAACTTCAAAAAATTCAGTGTTTTTGTCGTCTAAGTCCTCAAGTTTAAGATTGAATACCCCAATATTTTTTTTAATCCAAGATTTTTTAATTCCCAGTATCTTATTACCTTTAATAATCATATCATGATCTTGAATTTGATGGTTTCGAATGAAACTCTTCAAATTTTTGGTCTTGAACAGTTTAGGATTGTCGATATAAATTTCGTTCAATGTAACGTAATCTTCCATTTATTGTGTCGAAAATATTAGTAATAAATGAGTACTTCAGATTTAGTGTGGATAATCGATAATTATTCAAACCAAAAAGTTATACTTAAAGGTAATCATAAAATTACAACTTTTCAAAGAATGATGGAATGGTTTTTCTAGCCAAAAAAAGTTACAATGTTAATGCCTTTCATTGGTACACTAATCTACAACATTGATCGACCACTCGTCGAATTTCATATAAACGAACTTATCAAGTCAATGATGGTGAAAAAATATACACTATTTATAATCGGTACACGTTTGGTTATGATGAATTGAATATGGCTACGCTAACCTCCAAAAATGATGATCGAAAAATTGAAATTATCAATGCTGAACCAAGAGTAGGTGACCATCAATATGCATTAAAAATTGTTGATAAATTTACTGGTTATTTAGATGCTTTTGGATTATATTGGTGAACTTTTTTATAAGGTATAAAAAAATTAAACAGCCATATCCATTTTTATGGCTGGATGATGTCTATAATTTTTTATAATGAAACTATCACACCATTCATCCATAGTCACTTCATTTAATTTTTCCAAGGTAAAATTCCCTGTAAATTCCACATTTGGAAAGAGGTATGGTTGTCTGGACAATTGTATCTTCAATGCCTCAACATGGTTAGAATAAACGTGAACATCCCCAAAAGTATGAGTAAAATTTCCGGGGATTAAATTGCACCATTTACCTAATACATACATTAAAAAAGAGTAGCTGGCAATGTTGAATGGTACTCCTAATCCTAAATCCGCTGATCTTTGATAAAGTTGACAATCAAGATATTTTTTACCACGAACATAGAATTGTACCAAACAATGACAGGGAGGTAAAGCCATTTCTTGTAGTTGTGGAACGTTCCAGCTACAAATAATCATTCGTCTATCTGTCGGATTTTGTTTCAAAGTTTCTACAAGTTGTTTCAATTGGTCAATTCCTTGATAGTTGTAATCGGTTTTAGAGTCAATATATGCGACTCCTGCATGCCTCCATTGAAATCCATATATTGGTCCTAAGTCTCCCTTTTCTCTATTTGTAAAACCAAGAGAATTTAAAAAGTCTTTGGAACCATTATCATTCCATATTTTTACACCATTTTCATTTAATATTTCAGAGTCTGTTTGACCTTTCATTATCCAAAGTAATTCTTTTAAAATACTTTTAACCATAACTTTTTTTGTTGTTAGAAGAGGTAAAATTTCTCCATTTAGACTAAAAACAAGTTGTTTGGCAAAAAGAGAATAAGTTCCTACTTTGGTTCTATCAACTCTATAATCACCATGTTCAATAACTTCTCGAACTAAGTTAAGATATGCTTCTTCCATGTTTATTTTGTGGAAGATTTTGTTGCATTTGGAACACAAGTCATAGTATCAGTCATTTTTTTATCAAATAAATGACTAACAATAGAACAAAGCTCAATCATCATCATGATTCGATAAATCATGATATACTAGAATGGCGACCAAATACGACAAAACAAGAAACTATGGATTTAAATTCTGATATTTTCGATTTAATGATTACAACAAAGTTAAGATTTCAACTTTTAAAGACAATGGATCAATCTACTAAATTCGAAAGTCTTAAAAGATTAATGGATATTTACAGGTTATCTGGAGTAAAAAAATTAGAAAAATTTTTTATTTTTATTTGTGTTTTTGATAGCCAAATTGATCTTTATTTGAAACAAGAAATATTATATCTTTTGACGTCTAAACTTACCTTAAAAAACGGATATTCTATTTTTAAGGCCTATACAACCACATTGTTTCTTATGCTTCAAAAAGCATTTTTATTCGAAGAATACTGGTTGATGTTTGAAGACAACCTTATATTGTACAACACGTTTTACAATAAATATCGAGTACAAAATGACCAACAACAAGGTTGTCTATTAAATCAATGTTTAAAAAATATCATAATATTGGGATTTAAAAAATTAAAATCAACAGAACCATTTAAAAAACTTTTTCGTTTACTATTGAACTTTAAGGAAGAATTGTACTTTGAAGATTTATGTATCTTTATTTTTAAAAAATATAGCTCAAATTTAAGCACAAAAAATAATTTACTTTTGCTTCAAATAATCTTTAAAGAAGAAAACGAATTTATGGTTAATTTATTCAACGTTGCAAACAATAATGAAATTGAAATAAATTTGAAATTAGAAGCTTGTGATATCCTTTATTTAAAAGGTTCACATACGGTAAAAACTAAAGTTCAAAGTATCCTCGAAAATATTATCCCTTCAATGGCGTATACCCAAAATCCTGAAAATGTACATTTATCTTCAATCAATACTAGTATAGACAAAACGTTAAATTCTATTATTCAACGAAATAAAGGTAAGTTACTACCAATAAATTTATTTGAAACTTTGACAAGTATTTTTAAACCTTCAATAGAATTTGAAAAAATTAAAGGTTCTTTAAATCGTATTTTTAATTATAATTTTTTAAAATTTTCCAAATATAAATTGACCTTAAAAGAGATTATTGAAAATATATGGTTAATTGTGGATGATTGTAGGCTTGATTTAAAGCAACAGTTGGTTATACGTTTGGAACAAGAACTTGGTGATATGTACGATACTTGTTCTCAGGGTTATGTCTCAAGACTTATCAACATTTTTAGTGGATTTAACGTTGATAATATGGATCTTGGTATAACTATATCATATGAAGATGAAATTTTTGCCATATTTTCAAACAAAATAAATACTTTAGTTTCTAAGGCGCCATTAGAGATTAAAGAACAATTACTAGAAGAATTAATAATACCTTCAAATGACCATGAAAATAGATTAAATTTAACAAGATATTTAAGACCACATTTATCGCAAATTTGGAATGAAATATTCGGAATATTTAAAGATGAACTCACCATTACAGATTTGGATTTATACTGTCGGAAAGTAACTATGAAATATGAAGGGTGTTAACCCATTACTTGAAATGTGTCACATGTGACACGTTTCTCTGTGATAGGCCGACCCACTGCGGATGGGTTTCACGGGCAAATTGCCCAAAGCTTCTGTAGCAAAGTTAAATTACATTCAAATTCTGTCCACTAGAAAATACATGAATAAAATTTTGATTTAAAATTTAAATTAAATTTTTCCAGATAATAAATATAATGCCTCACGTTGTATGCTATAGACATAAAGTGGGAAGCAAGATCCGTTGTTCCCCAAGACGTTCCCCAAGTCATAAGCGCAAGTCGCCAAGTCGTCGATCACCAAGACGATCACCAAGACGATCACCAAGACGATCACCAAGACGATCAGCAAGACGTAGTATGTCACCACGTCGTCACCGATCATCCCCACGTCGTCACCGATCATCCCCACGTCGTCACCCAAGTTACATTATTAAGGTTTAAATAAACCATGATTTTTTGATGATGACATGATTGATTTTAAAGCTCTGTAGAGCTTTAAAATTTAATTTATTCTTCTGACCATTGCCCATCCTTTTATGCCTGAAAGCATAAAAGGTTGAGAGTTACCATAAAAACTTGCTTGTAGATATGTAAAGAGGAGTGAAAAACCGAGATAATAAAATGTTCGACGAATGGTTAAAAAATAAACTAAAAAATCCAAAGACTGGGAGAGCCATAAAAGCGGGTGGACCAGTGTATAAAAAGTTGGAAAAAGAATGCGAAGAAGAAGATGTAAGGCTTAAACAACCTAAAAAAACACCATCTCCCTCAGTAAAGGTTCAAAAGAGCCCTAAAATGGACAACTATTGCGACAAGTGGATAGCAGACAAGACCCATAATCCAAAGACTGGTAGAGCCATAAAAGCGGGTGGACCAGTGTATAAAAAGTTGGAAAAAGAATGCGAAGAAGAAGATGTAAGGCTTAAACAACCTAAAAAAACACCATCTCCCTCAGTAAAGGTTCAAAAGAGCCCTAAAATGGACAACGATTGCATGATTTGATTTGGCTTCCAAAGTCGTGTTTGTTGCTGTACCATCTTCTCTCAAAGTGGTTATATTAGCATATTGAACTGAATGGTCTTAGATGGTGAGTGTTCAAGTTGGAGATAAAGTCGGTCAGTTTAGCGTTAACATACTTCATCGTTATAATGGTTACACAAGTATTCTACTATGTACCTCATGTTAGAATAGTGGAGAATATAAATTTCTTTACCCTTCTTGTCTCTGAACCGACCCAATAGATCCTTTAGTCTAGATTCTATCTGACGGTAGTCTGCCACCAGAAAAGTATCCGAATAATACCACTCGTCTCCGGCAGCTGAACGACTGTTGTAAGTCGAAAATCTAGAAGGAAGTTTCTCTATACTCTCTACACCTCCAGGTTTGAAACGATTTTGTCTAGCATAGTTACGCGATGTGGCTATGTATATAACTTGAGTCTTCTCTCTTTTTTGATCATCTATGAGAAGATCTTTCAGAAGTAAAATATGACCATGTTAGCTTGAATCTGATCATCTTTTGCCTTAAGTTGTCTATCTTTGAATTGATGAGTATAAGCGCCATTTTTTCTAATTGAAGATAATATTTTCTGATTTCTTTTGACCTTTTGGTAGTAAGTGACATGATTGCTTCTTTAAAGTTGTCAGGTTCCATTATCAACCACTTTTTGGTTTTACGGTTCATTGGAAGCATAATTTTGAGTTCTTCTTGTATTTCATGAAATTCTTTGATTAATGGATCGTCGAATCCAATTTCTTTATATTCAATTTCATTACTTTCAAGAAGCATTAAAAAAGTTTGTTTGATTTTACGATCACTTCCTTCATAACCCATCCAATTTAATAACATCGTACCAATATTGGTACGATGTTTACCTGTCATACTATCCCACAACACATCAAATCCAAGGTTATCTTTGATCTCAAATTCAACTTCTTTTACAAAGGTTAATATATCCATTAATTCTGGACTCTTTTCAAGAGCTAATAGTACTCTATCATTAAGTAGTAGTTCTCCATATTTTCGTATTTTATTACCTTTAAATTTAATTCAATCAATTTTCTGAATAAATACACTAATTTTTTTATTTTAATGGTTTTAATAACCATTAAAATATTTATTTCTTGGATTTTCTCAAAGTTCAATGGTTTAAGTCATGTTAATCAGATAATAAAAGAAGACATGGCTTTTTATGATATTCATGAACTAAAGAATATTAGAGCTGGCGCAGAACCATTTTTAATTAATGATTTGAATTATTTAAAAGATGATGGATTCCTTCCTATAAATAAAATGAAATCGGTGGGAATGATCTGCAATACTGGCTTGTGTGACGGTGGTCAAAAAATGGGACGAGTATGTACCGATAAATCTAATATTGGCTGGATTTCTAAAGATTCGACTACATTAGACGCTCAAAAAGCAGTTAGAATGTGTTTGGACTCTGTTCCAATGAATTCGTATATAAAAGATTACTGGGCTATATACGATAAAAATTCAGATATCAATCGATACAAGTCAATTTACTACTTCAGAGAAGATTTGCCTGGACAAATACAATACTATGTTGACCCTGAGATGACTAACCCATTTTTTCCTCCATTGTTTCCCAAAAATACAAAAGCCCTAGGGGCTGTATATGTTGATCCTATGAATAATACTCACTATGATTTTAGACGATCAACTGGTGTATGTGGTCCACAACAACCAATAGATTGTAATGATTGCGAAATTGCCGAGTTTAGAGATCTACAGGGTCATAGAGAAGACATGTTGGCAAATATAATGAGACCACGCAATCGAAGAGAATACGAACCTGTACACTTTAATTTTATGACTCGTTATCATGAACAATAAATTTCTTTTATACTGAAAGGAAGTATAAAAGAATCCACATGTGGTACGTTTCAAGCGAATTAGTAGTTTTTTGACGTAATTTGAGTAGTCTACAGAAAAAATTTTTCGACTAGATATTCAAATCACAATAACTTTGCTACTCGTGTACTCAAATGACGGTTGAGATATCTCATTTATCCATAAACACCATAACTTGAAAAACGAGTAACATTTTTAACCACAAAATTAAACTTTTCAAAATTTTTGAATTTTCAGATTTTTGGGGGTCGTCGACAAAAAGGAACGACTCGCACTCCTTTTTGTCGAGTTGCGATCAAAAAAATCTTCAACTTCTCACTCCTTTCGACTTGATATGCTAAACTACTCGTATTTTGCAATTTTTAAAAATGAAAATTCGACCTACCCAAAGAACCATAAAATTTTAAGTGTAAAGTTAACTTTTCGGTTCGAAAGAAGCATAATT